ATGCCCTCTAAAAAAAGCAAAAGCTCGGTTATGAACCGGATAAAAGCCGCCGTTATCCTCATTGTCGGGGTGGTAGTGCTGGTACTGGGCATCGGCATGTGGCAAAGTCCGGAAGTAGACTGGCCCGGCTTCATGGGAGCCTGGGCTTCACTGGGTGACGAATTTGACCGTTTGAAACATGACCCGTTTGCTGTGCTTGGGATACTGGTAATCTTTGTAGGCGTATTTCTTGCCTATTATGGTATTAAACGGCTGATCAGGGGTAAATCCGAATAAAACCTGACTACGTATAAACCGCAATAATCACCGCATCTTTGACATTATGTTCATCGAAAAATAACACGGCCAATTTACGGCCCGCCAGCATTTCGGTACCCGGCAGGTTACGCGCAACCGCAACACTATCCAGATAAGTTTTGTGACTGCCTGAGATTTCAATCGTTGCTGTATAGCTTCCTGCATCAAAAATCCTCAGAATAGCTTTTTTTGTTGTCATCACGATCTATAACCCACTCAAAAGTAATTTCTGTTGATACACTCCATGGTCGGCCTGATAACTGACCTGTATCCCCGTGACCCGCCGCTTTGCGCCGGACAGTCCCGCCCGGGGATCGGTAACATCGATTACATCATACAATTGCTGGCCGCAGTTAACGGGCGACTGTATCATACCGCTGCTGGATTCAATCTCCGCCTTGCGTAAATAAGCCCCGGCCAGCATCTGCCCCGCTTGAATTGTTCCGATATTCCGGTCCGAGATTTGCTTTACTCTGTCCGAGAAACCCTGCATCTGTTCCCAGGAAAATGAGTCAGTCAAAATAGAGGCGCCGCTCCCGGTATCGTAGCCCTCCACACGAACCTGATTGGTCTGCCAGCTGCCCGTATGATGTTTCCCCTGAAATACCGCATGCGCTTCTCCGTAAGAATAAACTGCCTGATCTGAAGACTGCGGATAAACCAGATAGGCTTTGATTCCTTCGATGAATACCACATCTGGCACAAAGGACAATAACCGCCGGATGATCAGGTCGCCCCTGTCATCCGGATTAATACTAAAATCGGGATAAAAACCGGCAGCCGCTGCTGACTGTGATTTTACCTCCAACTTCAAGCCGATCCGTCCGAAAACAAACGCTAGTATCTGTTTTACCGGCATTTCATCGGTATCTTTGTTCCAGCGGAACAGATACCTGGCGCGCCAGCTCTTTAGCAATTGCCAGCCGTCTACACCTTGCAGTGTCAAACTGCTTTTACCGCCGGCGCTGGCATGTTCCCAGCTGTCCAACCAGAAGACGGGTCCGATATTTGTTTCCTTCCCCTGCGCAGTAACATAGCCCAGGTTGCATTCCAATTGGCTGCCGTTTCTTAATAATGCCAGTCCGTCTTGTCCCGGTGCGCGATACTTGCAATCGTCATTTCTCAGCTCGATTAGAAGTCGGCCGTCGTTGGGCGCAGTATCCAATTCCACCGCCAGCGTATCCGCAGTCACATCCAGATAGGATTCCACCAGGCTAGCCCTCCAGACGCCTTTAGCAGTCGATAACCAGCAGTAACTGCCGGAGTGAGTAATTGCCAGGCCGTATTCTGTCGAAAGATTAAACGGTTCCGGTTCACACCACAGATTGTCCGTAAACAAAGAGTCAAGGACAGATTGCGTGCCGAAGGGCCGTAGATAACTCTGCGTGCCGCTGAATTTTTCCACGTAAAAAGCGCGGTTAACATCAGGGCGGTCGAGAAAGACAGAACCATATTCAAAATCTCCTCCCGCAGGCGCGGAAGCCAATTCCTGCAACGCGACCATGTACCGGCCGGAACCGCGCCGCCGTCGCCGTAAGTCAACGACCAAACCTTGTAATTCTTATCAGCATCCTGCCCGGTCGCCAGCAGGTTCCAATCGCCGTGATAGCTTACCGCAGCGCTGGAAATAAGGCAGGTGCTATCGTTCCAGAAAACCATCTCCTGCCAACCGCCGTTGATGCACTGTTTGACCGTGAGGAAGTTCATCTCCGCAATAAAGACAGCCAGATCTCCGTTTGGTTTATATGCCGCCGTCAGACTGTGAATATCTGTTGACAGCGAATAACCGAGAAATTCGGGAGCAGCCCAACTTGCTCCGTAATCATTGCTTTTCAGCCGTTTTAGTTCCTGGCTGCCGTTGATCCAGAAAATGGAAACCTCCGCGCCGTAAGCCGTCAGCGCCACCGCCAGACAATTGAATTGGTTGGCGCAAGTCCAGGCGCTGAAATTAGACTGGGGGCCGGGATTAGCAATTCTCTGGTGGTAAAGACTGCCGCCTTCCCCCGGCAGGGTGATTCTTGCTCTGATTAATGAACCGTCGCTAACTGCAGTCACCCCGTGCAAGTATTCGGTTTCCGCACCGTAGTACAACCTTTCCCAATCCAGCCGGACAACCCCGGTCAGTTTATTTTTCACTTCGATTTTTATGTACGGCGTCTGGCTGGCCGCCTGCTGTGCCGTCAATAAGGTCGTTGATAAAGTTCTCATCTACAAACCATCCGCCCTGTTCCGGGCATCCCGCAGAATATATTTCCAGGAACCATGGGTTTTTGACCAAAAATATTTTCCTAGATTCATTTTTTACTACCTTTATTAAGGACCGTAATCAGTGCTTTTCGTTACCGGCAAACAAAACGGCCGGTAAAGTGAACGCACTCTCACCCGGTTCTTTCTGCCTAGTTTTTTTAGTTCCAGATCGAAAAAGTCGAGTTTTTCCCGCCCCCATCCCAGCAATTCGGCCGTAACAGTATTTCCGGCAATATTGACCCGATTGACCGCGTATATTGCCCATTCCACTGCTGCGTACCCGCAAGCGCCCGTGGCAATCAAGTCTTCATGGCGTGCGGCGATGGTGGAATTACTTACATTCAAAGTGTGCAGTTTACCATAATAAATAAAGGCATTTGTGCCGTCCGGAATATCAATCCCAAGCAGCGTAATAGTGTCTCCCCACAGGGAAAAACGCTGGTATCTGCGGGGAAAATAACCGGCCGGAAATTCCACGGCTTCCACATTAATCCGGTCACTCAAAGAAGCAATATCGATTTCTCTGCTACCGAAAGTGGTCGTTTTAACCGCTTTTTGTTCATAAGGAACCTCCTCGGAATAATCTTTCACCGCGTGCGTAATGTGCCTATCCAGTTCATCGTTTGTCCAGCGGTAGTTTGCGCTATCTTCATCGTGTAAATCCCGCCTGACGATCGTTCTCATGTCGATTAAGTTCATCTTCCACTCCCAAAAACAAGCCTTCAGCTATCAGCATTCAGACTTAAACTGAAAGCTGACAGCTGAGAGCTATTTGCTTAGCTATCCTGTACGCCGATCAGTGCGGCGGCCTTGACCGCACTAAAAAGCGCAAGTGATACGTACCATTTAATTCTGTTCCGGCTGGCATCCTTCGTCTCCAGCGAACCGATCGTTTCGACCGTGACAAAGCCGGGTGCGGTCAGTCCGCATACTGCGCCTTCACCCACCTGTAAAGCGTAAATAGACGAGCAGGCGCCACCGGTCATTGCCGTCTCCACGCTGCCGGCAACCACATGCGTGTCCATGATGAAATCGCTGACCGCAATGGGAATGCCGTCCCAGTACTGGACGAAATTGCCCCAGTTGTCGCGGTTGGACTCCATCATTCCGCCCGAAGCTCTCACCAGCGCATTGACCTTACGCCGTGAGCGCCTGCTCATCAGCAACATATCAGGCTTGCCGCCCTTGACCGCATCGATCAATTGATCCAGCATAGAGAGGGTTAGGGTTCCACCGCTCGCACCCGCGGCGATCAGCTGCCCACTGGTCGTCGCAGTATTGATCAGCTTCCTTAAACCGTCAAATTGCTTAGGATTACCGGCGGAATCACCGTATATGAAACAATCTTCGAACTTGTTCTTAAGTGCCTTGGCCTTTAATTCGATCACCGCAGCCTCCAGGTCCTGGACGTTGCTGCGCGTCGCTTTCACAAAATTATCGACATCCGCGTCGCCGCCCATGATTTTAAGGTTAGCGATTTTCTGGTCGAAGGTCGGTGTAGACTCCGTCCAGGTGTCACCTACATCGTAGAAATCGACGTCTGACAGCGTTTTTTCCTGATTGTATGTCAGCCCGTTGCCGACAATCTCTATGAACGGCATCGTTTGTAAAATCGGGGATTCCTTCACGATTGTCTCCACTACACCCTGGAGCAGCATGTCATTAGATAATTTGGATGCTTCCGCTAATGTTAACGCCATTACTTTTTACCTCCGATCGCATATTGTATTTTTTCCCGCGCGGACATCGCCGAGACATCGGCCGCTCGTCGGCCCGGCGCGCCGGCCGGTACCCGCTTGTTCTGAATTTCTTTTTCTACCGATTTCCTTACTTTATCGACAAATTCAATCGCCTCTATCACCGCTTTTTCCACGGCTGCGATCGAGTTCCCGTCGATCATTTTTTCCGTGATCCCCGGATTCATCTGAATTACCTTTTCTTTGTAACTGGCCACTGCCTCCTCCAGCGATTTGTTTGCAGCCGATAATTGTTCTTTCAGTTCGCCCTCTGATTTTCTCAGTGCGGTAATTTCGCTCTCTTTTTCCGCGATAATCCGCTCATACTCGGTTGCCTTTTGCTCCGGTTGGCTGTTTACCTGTCCGTTTTCTTTGCTTGTTTCCTCTGTCAAATTTTTCCTCCTGACTTTTATTCTTCTTCCCGCACTAAATACAACGCCATCACTCACTCTCCGAACGCGTTTTTAGAGGGTTTGATATTTAAATCACGATTCATTTTCAAAATGGCGTCCCTTTCTTCCAGCCAGCGGGCGAATTCCGTGTCCGGGTCTTTCACCCCCACTTCATACATGGCAGTGTGCCGCGAATGGATACCGCCTTGTACCAGCACTTGTTCATTCGCCACCAATTGCGCCATATCCCGCGGCATGACCGGACTCCAGACCACCCGCAATCGATAATCGCCAAAATCCTCGCCGCAATATTTCTCCAGTAACTGCAATATCATCCGGTTTCGCTGGTTGTAAGCCACTGTCCTGATGGCTCGTTTACGGCTGACTTTTTGCAGCAGCGGCTGCAGTTCGATCTCCAGCGCCACCCCTGATAAATTCGTTTCATTGCCGCCGAAAGCCGCCCGCGGCGACTCTGAAACATCATGTAAAGTGCGGTATAACAGATTGATATAATCTAGGTGCAGCTGGACCCCGCCGCCTTGCAGCAAATCCAGCAGGTAGGCTTTGGCATCTTCCGGAATATTCCAGACTGCGCCGGGTTTTACCGCGATATCCTCCGATTCCTCCACATTTTCCAGCACTGCCACCGGATTGCCTGATAACTCCAGAATTCGTGAGAGTTGCGACATTGCCCGGTTAAACTCCCGCTGCGGTTCCATCATTTGTGTCAGATCGGAGATACCCCAGGTTTTTTTCGGCTCACGCAGGTTAGGAAAAATAACAAAAGGGATAAAGCCGTATGGATTGGTTTTCTTCTCCAAACGGACATCATCCACCCACAGTTCAAATTCATTACCGGTCCATAATTCAACGACAGTGGTTGTTTTAGCTTTCGGCTTGATGCCATACATCATTACTGCCGCTTCAGCATCAAGGTAATAGCGCGCGGCCATCCGCCAGACCTTTTCCACGTCATCCCCGCCGTGCCAGACATAAATTCCCTGGATATCCGGAGCAGTTACTATGACTCCGGCCTTCTCTGTATCCCAGATAACCTTATAGGCAGCATCTCCCAGCACCGCGCAATCAACTTCCGTTTCAAAATCCAGTTGTTCCAGTCCGTTATCTTCGTAGACCAGCTGCAATGCTGCCTCAGCCCGGCGCGCCTTGTCCCGGCCTTCCACTGAATCCTGCAGCGGGTCAACCACAAATTTCACACCGGCCATTAGATAAGAAGCCATTTTGTCCACGACCACCCGTGCATAATTGAATGTCAAACGTTTCTCGCCGTATCTTTCCCGGCCTGGCCATTGTATCCCCTGGTAAAAATCCAGCAGTTCTTTATACCGCCGTATTCTGTCGTTATCCCGCCGGTTCAAATCACCGGGTTTAAAATCTAAATTCACAGTTCTACTCCTTCGACATTTTGCTCATTTTGAGAAACTGCCTTTAACGCTCGCTGTACAGTGCGGTAACTCACGCCGTAAATCCGCGCTAATTCCATGATGGTTTTTCCTCCATGCGTATGGAGTCTTTCCATTTCAACCGCCCGCCGTCTTTTTTGCAGTTTCAGCTTGCCGCCCGGCTCATCATATACACAGATTGGCAAAGGGCAGTTCAAACAGGAGGAAGCAAATTCACAACCGTCATCTTGATACTGGCAATACTCAGGGGGCAAATCCGCTACATGATCATTCAT